GGCCGTCAGCAATATCGTCAAGCGCAAGAAAATTGGGTCACTGCTAATTTGCGTGCTGAGTCTGGTGCTGTTATTGGCACAGACGAAATGGAAAAAGAAATTAAGAAATATTTCCCAACAGTCGATGACAAGCCTGCAACCATTGAGCAAAAAGCGCGGTCACGCAAAAATGCTGAGTTGGCCATGGAAGTGCGTGGCGGTCCTGCGCTTAAGACAATCAAGAAGGCGCAGCAACAAGGACAACCTACTGGTGGACTAACATGGAATCCAGTAACAAAACAATTTGAATGAGGTAAAAAATGCCGCAAGTCGTTAATGTATTAGGCTATGGACCGATCACATTCCCTGATGGAATGTCAAAGGAAGAGATGGCGGCTGCGCTAAAGAAGTTGCCTCCTCCAACGCAAGCAATGCCAGCGCCAGCAGCGCCAATTCAACCGCAAACAGTTGGTGACAAGATTGTTTCATCTCCAGTTGGCGGCTTTATTCGCGGCTTGATGGATATTCCAGAGGCTGGCGCTCAGTTGGTAACACGAGGCTTGGAAGCTATCTCTCCTGCTGGATCAGGCATGGAAAAATTCATGAAGTCTGAGCGCCAGCGCGTTGAAGAAATAAATCGCCAAAATGAATTGCTTTACAAACAAGCAAGGGCTGGTCAGTTTATGCCAGAAGAAATTGATGTTGGCCGTTTGACAGGAAACATTGCGGCATCTCTTGTACCAAGTACAAGCGCAGTACAAGCCTTAAATTTGGCGGCTGCTCCTGTCAAAGCTGGCGCTGTTGGTGGCGCGGTCAGTGGTGCATTGCAACCTGTCACGCCTGACGCTACCGACTACTTTACGCAAAAGACACAACAAGTAGGGCTTGGCGGTGTACTTGGCGCTGGTGGTGGATATTTATCTGACAAGATGTTAAATCTACTGCTTGGCAGAGGTCCAATTGTTACTACACCAGCAGGCGCGGCAACCGCGCAAGCGCAAACCAGTGCCACAGTTACGCCAACAGCAACGGTTACTGGTGGACAGATCACGCCTGGCGTTGTCGGCGCTGACACCTCTGCCGCATTGACTCAAGCGCAAAAAGCTATTCTTGATCGCGGTAAGGCGATGGGGTTCAAGACAACGCCAGGCCAAGAAACCGGCAGCCGATCATTGCAGCAGATGGAAGCTCGATTGGAATCCAATCCAATGACCTCTGGCGCTTTTAATGCTATCAAGGACACCAATCAAAAGGTGCTGAATCGGGCAACAGCACAAGCCATTGGCGTTGATGCAGCCGAGTTAAGCAATCCAGTGCTGGCGCAGGCACAGCGTCAGATCAGTGCGGTTTACAACAAAGCCGCAAGTCCAACCGTTCAAAAGCTGGATCAGATGTATGTGATGAACGGCATTGATCTGATTGACTCTGCTGCTGAAGGTTTGACAACTCAGCCATTGAGGACAAATATTTTTGTTAAGCAACTGCAAGACTTGGCGCTTAAAGGTGAGGCCACCGGCAACCAGTTAACAACTCTCTCATCAAAGATTGGCAAGCGTGCTAAAAATGAAATGACAACCGCCAATGGCGACCGTGAACTTGGTCAGGCTTTATTTCAGATCAAGGAGATCGTTGACGATCAATTGATGGCCGGAATGTCAGCAGCAGATCAGGCTGCATTTCAAACAGCGCGTGCAAATTACCGCAACCTGATGACTGTTAGAACAACCTCTGGCGTTATCAATCCATCATCTGGCAATGTCTCAGGCTTGAATCTGGCATCAGCATTGACTCGCAAAGACCCTCGCGGATTTTGAGAGGTATGAGTGCCATGGCTTAATTATGCTGTTTCTACTGACAGATTGGACACGAATGACATTGTGGCAATCACTGACGGTACTGCCGGTCTGGTGGGCGTACTGCTGGTGGCATAGTGCTCAATGCTGACACCAATATCTGATGGCCGCCACATGATCTCTACATAGTCATTGGCCGCCAGACTGACAAAGAAGTTCAGCGCAGCAATTACATGAGATGGATCACCTGAAGATTTTCTTGCAGGCATACCAAATCTGCTGTTTGAATTGTCAATGTTTGTGCCGTTCTTCCTGAACCACACATCCGCATCTTGCGTGTCGTTGGTGGTGTTCGTAAACTGAATGCTGAATTGCAAGTTGTAGATTCCAGCCTGCGCCACATTGAGCCTTGACGAATTCGACAAGGTAACGCCATTGCTGAAATCGGTGGTGTCAAAGGTGACGGCGTAGGCTGTGGTGGTGTTGGCCGCAGTCTGGTCTGTGGAGTCCTGAAACGCGCCATAGGGATTGTTGATCCACTTGCCACCACGCCTTCCGAACAACGCTGAAAACAACGCTGTGAGCTTGCTGAAGTAGGTATTCAAGCCGCCAAAGGATTGCGTGAAGAAACCCTGATCGTAGGCAACATCAGCCGCGCCAAGGTTTGGCGGTGTTGGTGGCGTTATCTGCTGATCAAGGTTAAGTGCCATGGTTTATGCCACCAAGCCGTTCAAGTAGGTAGTCTTACCGGCAACCTTGGTGGCGGTGAGTGACTGAGCTTTAAGATTTGATGGGGAGTATGAGCAATGCACCCACCCCGCATTTGGATCACCGCCTGGCGTGTAAAACTCCAAGATCAATTGGGTGTACTTGAGATTGCTTTCGATCCACGCTGCCAACTCAGGATTGGGTACGCCATCAATCTCAAAATCGCAGGCTTGGCCACGGCAATGGTCTGAGTTTGAAGAGCCTCCCGCCGCCTGATTCAAAGCACTACACCTGAACCCAGATGAAATCTTCACAGGCTTGCCAAAGTGATCCCGCACTGGCTGCAAGATGTTTTCGCAGAGCAAACGCAATGACTCGATCTGCTCTTCATTTGGCGTATTGTCAATGTCTAAGCGTGCCGCTGTCTCAGACTTGGTGAGTTCTTTGAGAGTGAAATTTGCTGATAAGTTCATTTGGTGTTCCTTATGGTTTCGTAGGCTTCAAGACAGGTATTCAGTTTCCTGATGGCGGCATCTCCATCGGCGGCGATCTGGAGAAGATCGGCAGCGACATCAACCGATCCACTAGATTCGGCTCTTGCTTCTCCGCTGTCACTTCCGCTGGCAGCGGTGGCGGTTTCGGACACTGAAACGCTTGTGCAGGCGGTTGCTTTTGTAGGAAGCCGCAGCTTGAGAGCACCAGAGTTGAGATCAGCACGCAACTGATTTTCTTTAGCCTTTGCAACATTGTTCGCCTTTCGTAATGTGTCGCCGTATGTCTGCGCTACCTTTGCCATCGCTTGCTCAGTCTCACGCGCCTTGGCGTTGAGCGCAGCAATCTCAAGTTGTTGGCGCTGGTACTCTGAATCCTTGCCCTTGTAGTATCCACCACCAAAGGCTGAAAGCACCGCCATGACGATGCCCAATAAGACCCAAGGATTTAATAGACTCATGGTGCTGGCGGCTCGTTGTCGTTAGCCTCTGCCTTGGCAACTGCATTGGCCACGGCTTTGATTCCCGATCTGCCAGCCACACCGCCAAGCACACCAGTGATGAATACCATGATGGTGGAAATCTGGCTTGTGTAGACCTTATCAATTGCCGCCATCTGACCATTCATTGGTTGCGTCACATAGGTCACAGAGTACAAGAACATGGCCATTGCACCAAGCAAAATGGTCACCAAGATAACGATCACAAAAGCCCAAACACGAATCTCGATTTCTTCGGCAGTCATGCGGTTTGATTTATTCATCACGATAGTTGGCATCACTTCTTCTCCGGCTCTGTTTTAACAAGTTGATCTGGGCAAGTCGCTGTGGCGGTGCAGATGGGCGGCTTGCACTCGTCAAGCTCCCAATTCTTAGGGTCTTGGCATGGGTATCTGAATCGGTCTTCGCACCCTGTCAGAAATACCAACATGATGGAAAAAACAGAAATGCAATAGATGTTCATTTTTTCTCTCGTTCCTTTTGCTCAAGCTCTCTACGCAATTTTTCCACCTTTTCGATCTGCTGCTTGGACTCGTTCTTCACTTCCAGCACATCCAAATACAGTATGGCCATCAAAGGCAATAGCAGGGCAATCAGTACGCAAGCCGCAATCCATCCGATCATCTCTTCCCCCAGTGACTTACAAACCACAGCCACAGCCACAGGTACAGGAGGAATATAGAAGTCGCTACCACTGCTGCCAGCTTTGCTTGCAGGTTTCTTTCCTCTTGACGGTGTAGCCATTGGTCTTGCCTCTTCTTCGCCTCCTCCTTGAGTCTAGCTTTTTCCTGTTCCTCTGATATGACTTCGCGCATCTTGAAGACCTCGGAGTACAGTGCGCCCATCTCTGGCGGTGACTGATACACCATAGTCTCTCGGATTTGAATCACCAGCCTGTCCATCTCTTGCTGCGCCATCACACGCTTTAAGGCAGCTTCCATGAGGTTTTGATCAGGGTCATAGACAGTTTGGCTTTTCTCTTCTTCCTCCCTGATGTGCGCGGCCAGTTGTTCTTGTAGCTTGAAAAACTCGGTCAGGTTTCTGACAATGTCAATCTTGACCTGAGTCTCGTCAACTGCGACATAGGCTTGCTTCTTTTTCGCCAGAGGCTTTGCACTGGCGGCTGGCTTTGGTTTGCCGCCAAAGAATGACAGCAGTTGATTCCAAAAGCCATGAACCTCTTTGCCAATTTCAATGACTTGGTCAGCCGTTGCCTTAATCTCAACAAAGGACTCCTTGGCTTGCTTGTACAGATCGCATCCGGCTTGGATGTTCTTAACCAGCCCAGCGGCAAGCAGACAGATGCTGATCGGATCAATTTCACCCGCCTATGAGTTTGTTGATAACCGTTCCGACAAAGCCAGGTCCTAACAGCACCGCACCAATCACAACGTAGAGCAGATACTCAATGCGCGTCATGCGCTTGTCGCCTTCGACAAATGCTTTCTCAATGGCGGCATAGCGTTCAGCACAAACAGCCTCATGCACAGCAAATTCCTTTTCTACATCATTG